AGAACAAATATTTCTCCCTCGCAAATTTAAGGAGATAAGATAGCAGTAAGCCTATGCCTACCCCTACAAATAACAGGTTCAGATTGCCTCTAGTTCTAGGTCTTGTGGCTTTAGCCTGTGCTTTCTCAACTATCCTATCTTTGTAGATAGTTTTTATTTTAAGTTTATATTCTCGCTTCAATTCTATTTTTGTCTTAGGGACATAGACTGATTTATATTTTATGATGGTATCCTTAGTAGTGATAAACTTCTCCCAAACAATACTATCATGAATGATAACAGGGATAGAATCTAAAGTTGTGATTCTGATAGTATCTCCTGTCTCTTCACAGGTATATCCTTTCTTAATTGCTTTATTAAGATGGTATTGTGCAGAGCAGCTGCTGAGTAGTAGTATTATAGCTAAGTATCTCATCATTCTTTTATTTCAAAGTGCATCCAATCATAGTTTTTTTCTCTACCTAGAGATATAAATCCATGCTTATAGAATATATCTATCATTGGTTTATAATCAGGTCTTGCAAATCTTGCAGTTTTCGATGATTCTTTAAGTAGATTTCTAGCAGGATCTAAGTCTATTGCTATCCCCCATGAATGCATGGATAGTGATGTACCTCCCCTCATCTTTCTATAGTTAAAGCATCCACCGAATAAATCAATCCCTAACTCCTTAATCTTATCATATCCATACTCAGATAAAAGCTCATTGAATACAGCTGTAAAATTATCAGCTACTAACTTATGGCACATCATAGAGTTGACAGTGCTGTCTAAGTCCCAAGCTATTCTCATAGGATAAGGTAGCTTAATCTTCACTAAATAACCTGCACCTGTTACATTAGCAGTACCATATTTAGAGGTAAGTTCCCATCTAGTCATTTCAATTTGTTTAGGTCCTCCTTAATATCCTTAGCTCTAGCGAATAGTAGCTTCATTGATTGCCACAGGTCCAAATGGTAGACTTGCTTGTATGACTCATTAATAGACATCACCTCTATACTAGATAATACTAATGCTACTATCTTTGTAAGCATAAATGGTACACTAAAAAAAGTAAGAATGATATCATTTAGTATGAATCTATCTATTAAAAAGAACATAATCACAGTGATTTCATAAAGTGCTAGCTTACTAATTATAGATGACAGCTTTCTGCTAGTTATTTTCTCGCCTAACTTCTTAGCTTTCCATATACCTGTAATAGTATCAATGACAATTAATACTCCTATCATCAGCAGGATGCCACTTATTGGTAAAAAGAATGCAAAGCATATAGAGATAAGAGTCAAAAGTTGTGATTGTATTGATATTAGTAATAATGATAGTTGTGCTTTCATTCCTGTCCCTCCATTTGTAATGCTAAAATAAAAGTAAGATATCCTATTATACTAGCTCCCATTAGCTTAAGATATAGAGCAGGCTCAAATACTAATGATATGCCTGTTAAGTATCCTAAACTGAATACTATTATAGACAATACTCCTGAATGTTTCATAGTATTAGGATTGAATTATTGTAACCATTGTTACCTGCACCTCCACATAATCCTGTGCATTCTAGCAAGCCATTAGATAGACATCCACATCCATCAATCATAGGTCTAAGGTCAGTATCTCGGTTAGTTGTGCCTGTAAATATTGGATACAAAGCTCTGTTTTTTAGTAAGTATCTTATCAATCTTTGCTCAAAGAATGCAGCCTTTTGTGCATAGTGTTCCATGCTGAATGCTATAGTACCTCTATCTACAGATGCTGAGTTATCTCCAAACTGAGTCTGCAATCCTTTGTTCTTTAGCTGTAGACTAAGACCAAATACAGCATCTTCAGCAGCTCTCCATGCAATAATAGGCTGTATGAATGTAACTAATGTCTCTTCATCAGGATCTAAAGTCTGAGCATTGTACTTAGTTAGTAAGTCATTATAGAATGTAGTACCTAAGATAGGCATGATTCTCAGTTGAGCTTGAGTAGCTAGATAAGGAGTAACATTATTGACATCTACATTAGCTGTGATGGGTGTGTTATTCTTAAGATATGTTTCTGTTATAAAGTATAGCATTATAGTATAGGTGTTTGTGCAATTTGTGACCTGCTCTTATCTCCACCTGGTACAGGAGGCAAAGATGCTAAGGCTCTAATCTCATTCTCAGTCATAGTCTCAAGTACTTTAGTAGCTACCAAAGGAGATAGAGTATTAAGTGCATCATTAGTCTTAGAGGTATCTCCCTCAAGTTCTACTATTGCCTCGTTAATTATCTGATAGTTATTGATAGTGAAATCTGCATCTATCTTAGCAATAAATAACAGCTCATTAAAGATATCTGACACCATCTCTCTCAATGGCATTACTACATTTTTCTCAAATATGATGTAAGCCTGCTTAATATCTGAGCCATTACCTAGTGAGCCTGTAGTACGGATTCCCATAAGTATAGGATCAATGGTGTGACTAAAGCAAATCTGCTCAGTATTCAGCTGTGATGCCTCTTGAAATAGTTTATCATTGCCATTGGTAGGTAGTGACTCAATCTTTGGTAGTTGGTCTTGTGAGTTAGCAAAGAATGCTACAGCTTTACCTGCATTAGCAGCACCTTTCAATCTATCAATGGTACTTCTTATCATGTTTTTCTCCTCCTCAGACTGAGGTCTCTTAGGAAACATCATAGCAAAAGATGGAAATACTGAATTTTGGATGTTACTTTTAGCAAAATATGAAAGCTCGCCACTCAAAAATGCAAAGTTAAGTGCTGAGCTATAGGAAGGGAGTGGATAGAAATCTTGACCTATGCTATCTACCTCATACACAAATAGTTGCTCATAGTCTCTAGAGGTAGGTGTGTATCTCCTTATCTCCTGTACTCCGATTCTAGATGACCAATCATCACAGATGTAGTATCTTTTTCTGTCTAAGTTTACTCTAAGTTTCTCAGGGGATAGATTGACTATCTTAGTCAGCTTCATCTTATCATCAAAGCATAGCTTGAAATAAACTCTATTGTGTAGAATCAGTTGCTGAGTTACAGCAGGTACTGCTTTTTTTATGTTTAATTTTCTCTCTAATGTATATAGCTCTAGCTTATCCTGAGGAGTAAGTCTATCTGCTACTATATTAAATCCACCTCCTACAGCTGCATTCACTTTATACCCTACAATAGAGCCATGTAATGGACTAGAATAGAATATCTGATTGAGTAGCTCTGGATATAGATTATCCTGACCAAATGGTATATAGCCATTAGTCTGATTCCTACCATTTACATAGGGGAGAGTTAAGTTAGCACCTCCTACCTTAAGGAATGGAGTAGAGAATGATTGATATCCCTCTACTATTTCATGCTTTACTGTTTTAAAAAAGTCTTTTAATGCCATAATTATTCATAAATTGATGATACTATTGGTCCACTTACTACCATCCTGCCCTCTTCAATCACTACTCCTGTAGAGTTAGCAATAGTTGGAGGTGTGATATGTGACTCATAGATGCTATATGTATACTGTCCTTTGATTAGTTCCAAATCTACAGGCTCATCCAATAAAAACTGATTGAATCTTTCAGGATAAGCTGAGCTATCAGCAGTGTAGAATGTAATAGGTGCGGAAAGTTTGTCCATTTCATTCTGAAAGACAAACAAATAATAAGGATTCGGCAGTGTACTTACCTCTGTTAGGGTAAGGATTATTTGATTGACCTCATCTTTTTTAATGTATATCATATAACTATATTATAACAGACTAGAAAAATGTTTAAAAAAAAAGCTCTACAATATGCAGAGCTTTAATTATTAGGGTGTTAAGGTTATGGAATAACTGATGCTACAGCACCTGAAGTAATTTCCCACGCCAAGTGGTCTGCTTCCGCTAAAAGTGTAACACTGTACTTAGAACCATCCGCACGAGCTGTGCCTGATCCTTCCCCTGTAGCAGTTAATTGTAGGTCTTGAAAGAACCAATACTTGTCATTAGAATCTAATACTATTGCAGTTAGGTATCTCTGACCTGATGCTAGTATATTGATAGCTTCTGACTTATCTTTATCTCTACGGTTAAACATTAAAGTAATAGTCTGAGTTACAAATGAAGATCCATTGATTAGATCAACTGCAGTATCCTCAGTGTAATTACCTGTGTTTCTGTTAATCTCAAATTCAGTATAATCTACAGATACAGCTAATGTAATTACCTCCCCATCTACTGCAACAACAGGGCTAGTAGTGATATTCTCTTGATCATTTAACCATATTTTTCTAATTCCTCCTATGTTGTTGTCACAGGATTTTGTTATCGTTTCTAAGGCATCGCATCCTAAAGGCATAATATAAGTTTTAAGTAAAGGGAGCTTGCACTCCCTTAGATTTATAAATTAGTTAATTAAGATGCAGAGTTGTAGAATACAATCTCATTACCATTAACGTGAGTAAATCCTACTTTCATGTTAGCACGAGTTCTGATTACAGGTGTAGCAACAGTGTCAGCTAAATTAATAGCTCGTAATGCTTTACCATCACCTTCAGCATCAAATGCATATAAGAAATTATTTCTAGGAGAAGCAACGATTGTAGACTTACTTAACATTCCAGGACATAATACCATCTTTATTCCAAGATAAGAGAAATCTAATGCTTGAGTCAAGTTAGCTTGAGTATTTGATGCAGCAACAGCAGCACGATAAGCAGTAGCTACAGGAGAAGATACATAGATTCGTAACTCTTCTTGATTAGCAATTACAGCAGGAGGGATAGCAGCATAAACTGTAGCCAATGTAGCAAGTACATTTCCTGCATTAACAGCTGGAGGTGTAGCTCCACCTACTTCAATTACATTAGCAGCATCAGCTACTAGTGA